CCTCCCCCAGTAACTCCTCCTTTTACCCCTCCAGTAACTCCTCCCTCTGTTCCACCCGCAACCCCGCCAGTAACTCCCCCAGTAACTCCTCCGGGTAATCCCCCCTCTGTTCCTCCAGTTACCCCTCCGGTAACTCCCCCGGTTGCTCCGGCATTACCTGACCCACCCAAGCCGCCTGTATCAACATTTCCCGTTGATCCAGAGCTTGATCCAGAGCTTGATTCAGAACCTGTAACCACACCTAACGGTGATTTGGTCGACCCCGATCCAGAATCTTTTCCTGATCCAGAGTCGGAAACTTTTACTGATCCCTCACTTGCGTCTTTATCTTTACCTTTTTCCGATCCAGCTACCGAACCTAATGGGGAAGTAATTTTAGTTTTGTCTTCACTTGTGTTTTTGCCCGCCTCTGAAGAGTCAGATGTTTTGCCGGGTAAGCCGCCACTTAAAATAGGATCATATGTTTCAGGTAAAAAATCAGGTCTTGTTTTAGTAATACTTACATTTGCACCGCCAATTACATCTCCCTCTTCATTCTCCTCAACTCCACTTGTTTCGTATAAAACCCGCTTTCCAGCAGGCTCTGTAGGATCATAAATAGCAATGTACGAATACGGTTTTCCATCGGGAGTTGTGCCAGTGATTTCTCTTGCGTAAGTAGTTATACCTTCATCTGTTCTTTTATAAATAGGGCCTGCTTTTTCGTCTTCTATGCCAAGCATTTCTGGCATAGCAGAAATACTCGCTGCATGTGGGTCTTGCGCAAGGTTACCTCTCATATCAGCTGTAATAATAATTTCAATAGGAGGCTTGCTTGGGTCTTGTAAATCATCATTTATGTACACCTGCCCATGGGAATCAGTTGTTACATAACCGGGAACAGAGCTACTTGCGCTATAATCGGGATAACCGGGAACAGAGCTACTTGCGCTTGTTCCTGTATCTGCTTTCGCAAGCTGCGTGCCTTCCCCAACAGGAAGAGGACTTGTTTGTTGATTATGAAAAGCATCAACTATTTGTTGTGTTCCAGCATCAAGCGGGGAAGTCTCTGCTATTTTTTCTGCTGGGGGTTTTTCTATTGGTGTCTTTGTAGTTGTTGTCTTTGTAGAACCAAGCGCACTGGCCGCGCCCATTGCAGCACCCTTTACACCACCCTTAACATAACCAGAAGCAGCGGCTCCGGCAACCTTGCTACCAGATACACCCTTTACCCCAGATCCAACAAGAGAAGCTGTAAAGCTTTTTCTAATGTCTTCGGGTGAGCCGCCTTTAACGCTAGTTTTTACCGCAGATGCGCCCGCAGAAACAATAGCGTTTGTAAATTTAGGAAGATTTACAACCTTGTTAAATTCTTTAGCTACATAGCTTGAACCAGTATCTATAATTAAATCAGTTGCTACATCCTTAACAGCATCTTCAAAGGATTTTCCTTGCGCAACCTGAACGCCAACACTAACCATTGCTGTGCCTACCGCCGTAGAAACACCTAATTCAGCGGCCAAAGCCTCACCCATGCCCGGAATGGCGTATGACAAGCCAATTTGTACCGCAGCACCAAGTACAGGGTCGCTCATTACATCTTTTGCTAAGCTGCCAGCACCGCTGGCAACCTCGTTAATTGCATTAAATGCGGGCGTAATAATTTCACTACCAATTTGGTCAATAGCATTTCTGCTTTTTGTTGCTCCATGGCCGCCAGTTAAGCTACCAAGACCTTTGGTTTGTTTTAGTAAATTTATTTTACCTGTATTATTTGCAGTGTTAATAGTGTCATCAGACACACCATGTTGTTTAGCAGAATTTATTAAAGCAGATGTTTGCTGAGAATTACCAACATCGTTTACAACATTTTTGTTAAATGAAAAACGACCAGATGTCACAATGTCGGGGTTAAAAAAGGCTTGAACCTCTCCCCCTCCTATTTCACCTATAGACTTAGCAACATTTACATATTTGTTTCTTAGCTCCGGATCATCATTGTTGCTACGTTCAGCAGACTTTGTAATTGCGTGTGAATAAACATAGTCTTTATTTGCATTAAATACTTTTGCAGTAAAGGACGGGTTCTTGGCAAAATCTGTTGTTTTTAAATTGCCATAATCTTTTTTTAATGAAGGATATTTTTTACTATATTCCGCATATATTTGCTTTCTGGAAATATCAATTCCGCCATTTGATAAAAAATCAACTAAATCGCCAACATTTCCAGAAGGAAGCGGCTTATAGTCTCCTTGCGATCTTTGATATGTCTCTATTTTATCTTCATAATCCCTTAAAGCTGATATTTGATCGGAACGAAGCTGCGCGGCCTTTGCTTTTTTTGCATCAGCCGCTTTTTGTATTGCTATCTGGTGTTTTGTTTTTGCCATATTTATCCCACACTCATGATGCCAACAAACTGCTCAGCCCAGTCTTGCCACCTCTCAAAGCCCCTGCTATCAGGAACCCCAGAGTTCATGAAGTTACCAATGCCAGCCAACCCATCAACCCACTCTTTCCATCGCTCTTCAGGCACGTTGCCAAGCTGCTGTTGAGCAAACAACTCTTCGGTGAGCTTGCACCATTGATCCCAGTCCATGTTGCGCGGGTCGTAGGTTGTCATGGGTTTCCAGTCGAGCGAACATCTCCACCCTCTACGGAGATCAAAACCTTACCCATCTGGTAGTTTCCATTTTGCGTGTTTGACTCAAACCTCAACCGCAATTCACGCCTTTGCTCGCGCATGTCTACCTTTAGGGTATCGGGCTGAAAGGCATACGGGGCAGACTCAATGTCAACATCATTTGCGTAGCCCTTGCCAGTCACCACCACATTCATTTCACCAACTTGGACAAAGTCAGGCTCGACCCTATCTATCCGCGCCCACAAGTTGTCACCAACAAGTTGCGGGTTGCCGGGGCCGCCCGTCACCAGCCCAAGATTACAAGTCTCAAACATAGAACGCACAGCATTCACGTTGGTCAGGTAAATCTGGTCGACACCCTTTTCGTGTTGCCAGATGGTGTACTTTCCTTGTGTGTTGACCTCATTGCCAGACCATACAGGGTTCCTAAACACCTCAGAGAACGCGCCAGCAGAGCGTCTTGCCCCAGCGGCCTGTCCAGCGTCATACCAAGTCTTTTCGCGCACGTTGTAGATGATTGCGTCCGTGCATTCAGTTGCATCGCCCTTGGGGTAAAACCACCAAATCTCACCATACCGAGGAACCTTAGACACCCACACCTTCTGACGCTGAGCGTAATTCAGGTTATCAAAGAAATAGTTTTGGTTTTGGGTGTTTGGTATTTCTTGCACTACACCGTTATAAGACAAGAATCTGTCAACACCGCACCAATAAAAAATACCGTCGTACTCAATCACGCATTGCGACGACATGATTGAGGTTTGACTGGTCAATAGGTCGTACCGCCAGTAGTAGTTGATTCCTCCCACCGTGGTAGGACTGTAAGACACCCTAATCACTGAATCTAGCGCCCAAAACAACCCGGAAGGGGAGGTAGTACCTCCACGAATTGGAAGCCCTTTAACGATCTTTCCTGTGGATACGTTGTTGGCATTGGAATCCGAGGATGTCCAGTCATTAAAGTTTCCAGCAGCGCAATTCTGAATCAGGCCATTGTTGCCATACACAAACAGGTACGGGTGAAGCATTACCACCCCACCAGACACGCTGATGTTGTTATCGAAGGTTAGCGTTACAGTGCCAGATGCGGTCGCTGGAAGGCTTAATACTATTAACCATGTAGGATCCACCTGCGCCTCAAAAGTCAAGCCTGCCGTTGTTCCTGCGGTAGTCGTAATGGCTGTACCGCCTGAAGTCCTAGACAGGGTGAATGTTGTGGTTCCGTTGGTGGCAATGATGTAATAAACATTTTGCGAGACACCAGTTGCTGTGCCAGTCAAAGTCCCGGTGACCAAAACCTGTTGGCCGGAAGTAAGCGTAGTGGCGCTGCATGAAAATTGACCTGCCGTGCCTGTGACGGCAACGCCAGCCAAAGTAATATTGTTGCTTAAATTACCCGAAGAAACAATGGTTGTGCCTGATTGAATGCCTGTACCAGAGACCGAAACGCCAGCGCCCATTGCTACATTTGTAGCGGCAAATGAGACGTTTGTAGAGTTATTTACCGTTGTGCCAGTAGCTGTAAATATCCCAACAGGCGCTAGAGAAGATCCGGGAAACGCTCCAAACAAAGGACGTGTGTTCACTGTGCTATCAATGTTTGTAAGATTTTGGCCGGGATGCGCAACCACGTTGTTTGCACTTCCGCCTGTCGAGTCATAGCCAATATCAAACTGCCACAGGTTTAAGTTGCTTGATGTAAAACCTGAGCTAATCGCGTAAGGGGTCGGGCCAAAGCCCACACCGTCATCATTGTCGGTTGACCATTGCTCCAAGCCTGCGTTGTAGCCAGAGATAACGTAGTTCAAACCACCAGTTGAGGTCATGGTCATGCCGCGAGATATGCCCGTAGCATTCAAGAAGATGCCGTTATACCCGCCAATCTTTCTTGGCATGCCGCGCTGAAAGCGCACCCACTCGCCATCAACATAAGTATCTGAGGCGAATTGAGTACCATCCCGCTGAATGCCGGGCTTGACAGAGAGAGTTGTAACCTTAACGGTCAAAATACACCCCCACCAATACCAACAGGAACCAACAATCCTGTTGACGTGAGACTCATTCTGTTCACGCCACCAGCAGAAAATCCAAGTTGACCGCTACCAATTAAATACAAACCAGTTGTTGTGTCGCTGGAAAAATTTAATGTTGGTGAAGATGCCGCTCCATTTGCAAGCGTCAGAGATGTAATTGAGCTTGAACTGGTTGATGTATTGGCGTTATATACGTTTGTTCCATCAGAAACAACAATAACCGTTTGACCCTGAGCCAAAGTAAATGTTGATCCGCCAACAACCGCCGTCTTAAATGTCAGTGAAAAAGCGCCACTGGTCGCGTTTTGAATTGAATAAAGTTGCACAGTTGAAGGAACAACAACCACGCAGTTTGATGTCAAAGTGCCAACATATTCTTGAATGACATTTGCACCCTCTGCCGATGTCAGGGTTACCGTGCCGCCAGTAATATTTTTTACAAGCGTTGTGAACGCAAATTGGTTTGATCTACCGTAAGCGAATGTGTTGTACCCAGATCCATTACAAACGATTACCAGAGACTCTGTCAATTGAAGCTGCTGGCTTGTATTTCCATCAATGGTGTCCACACCCTGACGGGCAATAGTAAGTACGCCAGAGCCTCCATTCCGGACAATGACAAACCAATTGTTGCCAACACTTGCAGACGGAGGAAGAGTCAAAGTTCCAACACCGCCACCCCAAACAATAAAACTTGCCCTGTCCGCTGGCAATAAGGTGTAATTAGAGACAATTGTGGATAAGTTATATGCTTGGTTTAGATTTGTATTTAGAGCGGCAAGGCCGTAGCCAGCCAATGTAGATGCGTTGGCAGATGATGTACCTGCACCAAATGTGATAACAGTCCATGTGCCGTTGTCGGTTGTATTGTCTGTCAGGTAAATAAAGTCAGCAATACCAGAAGCAATTGTGGCGATTACACCGCCGCCAGCATTGGTTACATTGAATGAGTTGGAGCCAACATTTCGGATGATGATGTTCTGACCAACAGACACTTGCTGTGCGGAAGGCAAAATCAAGGACAGGCTACCTACGGTGGCGGTGATGTCCATGATGTTGGCAACAACGCTTGTGTTATTGCCATTGATGGGCCAGTTGAGCGTGGTATTAGCTGAAATGGTCAATGACTCATAACCAACCTGCGATGGGTTGATTGTTGAGCCAGTTAAAGGGTTTACATAGTTGGTCATGTTTATGAGTCCACGGCAATGGTTTGTCGATCACCAACTCGTGTGGTGTCCTCTGTTTTCAGGGCGGCAATTGCTTCCTTGTATTTTTCTTGGAATATTTGACGTTGATCGTTTTTCAAGAATGGCATTGCCTGCAACAAGGTTCCGTACAACATTGCGTTAGGAGCATTGCGGGTCAACCAATTTGTTTGGTTGTCAGATGACAGGGGCTGGATGCGCTCGTAGTACAGCACCTCAAACGAATACGCTTGATCAGGCGTTGGGGCCAAGTACCAGTTGTCGTAATCAATGTCAGAGTAAAACAATGGCAGGCTTGTCTGGGTTGCGTCAGGCCAATAATTTTTGAGGTACTCAAACTTGCGCAAGAACACTGGCTGTGCGCCAGCGGATGTGGTCACATTCATGGAAACAGTCTTGCGCCAGCGAGCAGGCTTTTGAAGCACCGGGTTGTTGGCGCTCATTGTTGATGTGGCAACATTCAACTGACCCAGCGTCTTAATCTGCTCAGCAATCTCAAACTCACACAATGTAATGAAGGTTGGAATAGCGGCAACCGTAGCTGGGTCACTGCGCTCCAAATATTGAAGTACAGTAGAGTTGAGGGAGTCATAAGTCATCACCCAGCTTGGAGTAGACATCATTGCCCTTTCGTGGCTTTTTCCCCTAAAAAAGGTTTCTCTATTCTAAGGAAATTTTAAGTTTGTGCCAAGATATTTAAAGCACCATTGGTCTTATGCTATAAGACCATTAACGTATTGGGTCTTGCCCCCTACCTTCATGGCGGTCAACTCCTGCATTTTCAAGTTGTTTGGGTCGTAACTCACATGAACCCATCCACTGTCAGGGATGCCGGGGGTATAGAACTCCAATATTAACTGGGTGTAATCCAAGTTATCCATGATCCATTGGGCAAGCTCTGCATTAGGTACGCCGGGGATCTCAATATCGGCTGCTCGGCCAAAACAATGATCAGATGTCCCGCTACCCCCTACCGCTGCATTTGACTCAGGGCTACGATAGCCAGAATTGACCTTGACACCCATACCATAGTGATCACGCACAGGCTGAAGAACCCTTTGAGCCAGCAAGCGCAAATTATCTACCTCAGTTTCGCCGGGAGTGTTGTCCAGATTTAACCGCAATGCAGCCTCTGATTTGGTCAATTCATGTAAACTAAAGTTAGCAGTAAGTTGCATTGTTTATTCCTTAAATACCATTAGTATGATTTGAAAAAATTACCATCTGTCACAATTTCATTCTATCATTTGTCTTGGCAATCGTGCCAAATTTTTTAAGGAGTACATCATGTACAAGGTTGAGATTAAGATTTCCACATGGGCTTGGGCTGAAGATGAGACAGTGACCATTGAAACCGCTGACTTTGAGAAGGCTCAAATCATTGCTGAATTCATTGAGTTCCAGCAAGATCACGGCTGGGCTGTTGACTACGACGTTACTGATGAATATGCTGACAATCAGGACGACGAAGACGAAGAAGAAGAAGAAGAAGAAGACGAAGAAGCTGAATACGAAGTTGGCGACATCGTTGAAGATGAAGATGGCTTGGTGTGGGAATTGGTGGGCTGATATACTACCCATGCAGTTGTCTTTAGGGAGTCTTCGGACTCCCTTTTTTTATTTGCTATTTGCGAATAGAGAACATATATGAAGCATTAACCCGCTTAATGCTATATTTATGTTACATCATGCTCGGCTTCCACATCCCTAGCCAACTGCCGCCAGTCAAGACTGCGGTTGTACAGAATGTAAATGCGCTCGTCAGTTAAAGGCTCAGTTCTGCGTTGAAGTTTACTGTTAGCCATTGCCAAGGCAAGTTGTGTCTCTTGCAGTATTGTGTGCAATTCTTTTATTTCTGAACGCAAATAAGCAACAAGATCATACGTCATGGATTTTGCCCCTAAACTCAATCTGATTGTCCGCCCATGTGTGTACAAGCTCAGGCCAAAGCAAGTTGCCGTCATGAAATGTCAGAATGGCAAAACCGCTACGCCAGTTGGTTGGAGATAGCTCAAGGTAATTTTCAAACTGCGGGCCTGTAGGTTCCGCCAGAGTACCTGTATCGACCCCGTACCGTGTACCGTTGTAATCATCAAAGGGAGTCACTTTAAGGCTGTGTAGGTGGCCTGTAACGATGTTTACG